AGCAGAAGTTGATTTAGGTAATGGTACAAACTATAATCCACAGGAAGCACTTAACATGTTTTTTCAAACCGGTAGTATTATAGGTAGATCATTAACGTCAGATGGTGATATGAATCCAGGTAAAGTACCTATTCAAGAAATAAACAATGGGGCTGGTGCTGCTGGTAAGATGCAAGGATTAATACAGACTTACAATTATTATCTACAAATGATAAGAGATGTAACCGGATTAAACGAATCTAGAGATGGTAGCACGCCTTCTAAAGATGCTTTAGTTGGAGTACAAAAGCTAGCGGCTGCAAACTCTAATACAGCCACAAGACATATACTTCAAAGTAGTGTATTTTTAACATCTGAACTTGCAGAGTGTGTATCTTTAAGAGTTTCTGATATTATAGAATATTCTCCTACAAAAGATGCTTTCATACAAAGTATAGGTGTTCACAATGTAGCTACATTAGAGGAAATGTCTAATTTACACATACATGATTTTGGTATATTTATAGAACTAACGCCTGACGATGAAGAAAAACAGATATTAGAAAACAATATACAAGCTGCTGTTGCTCAAAAAGGCATAGACATAGAAGATGCTATTGATCTTAGAGAAATAAAAAATATTAAGCTAGCAAATCAATTACTTAAAATAAGAAGAAAAAAGAAACAACAAAGAGATCAACAAATATCTCAACAAAATATACAAGCTCAAGCTCAAGCCAATGCTCAAGCTCAGCAAGTAGCAGCACAAGCTGAAGTACAAAAACAACAATCATTAATACAGATTAATAGTGAATTAGAAAAACTAAAGGGTCAGATAGAGCAGCAGAAAATGCAACAAGAAGTTGCCGCTAAGAAAGAATTAATGCAACTTGAGTTTCAAATGAATATGCAGCTAAAGCAAATGGAAGTTGAAGCACAAAAAGTAAAAGAAACAAGCAAGGAAGATAGAAAAGACAATAGGACTAAAATACAGGCTTCTCAACAATCCGAATTAATAAATCAAAGAGAAACAAAAGCAGGTCCAAAAAACTTTGAGTCATCAGGTAATGATGTTATGCAAGGTGGTTTTAACTTAGGATCGTTTGAGCCTAGGTAATTATTTTTAATTTTTTTATTATATTATATTATGGCTAAGAAAAAAGAACAGTTAGAAGAAGTTGTAGAAGCTACAACTAAAAACAAAGAAGAAAAAGTACAAATTAAAGAAGAAAAAGAATACAAGATTAAACCAAAGAAAAAGCCTTCTATTAAGGGACAAAAAGATGAAGTTGTTAAAATAGATCTTAGAGAAGTTAATAAATCTCAAGAAGAGGTGATTACTAAAGAAGAAGAAAAACAAGAAGAAAACGATGCCATTCAAGAGTCAAAAACAGAGAAGGTACCTGTGGGCAACGGATCCACAACTAGCGAGACAGTGGGAGAAGAAAACTCCAAAAAAGAAGTTAAACAAGAAGATAAAGAACAAGTTTCCGAGAATGAGCAAGACAGCGTTCTCGAGGAGATAACAGAAGAAGAAGTTCAAGAAAAAACAGAAGAACTTACAGACGAAGTAAAAGAAGCTGTTGAAGAACAAAAAGAAACTGGAGTTAAACTACCTGAAAATATACAAAAGGTGGTAGACTTTATGGATGAAACTGGAGGAAGTCTAGAAGATTATGTTAGACTAAATCAAGATTACAGTACTGTAGATGATAATGCTTTGTTATTAGAGTACTATAAACAAACAAAACCTCACTTATCTAATGACGAAATTAATTTTTTAATAGAGGATACGTTTTTGTATGATGAAGAATTAGATGAAGAAAGAGATATTAAAAGAAAAAAACTAGCATTTAAAGAGCAGGTTGCAAATGCTAGAGGCCACTTAGACGGGCAAAAGTCTAAATATTATGAAGAAATTAAAGCTGGTTCTAGGTTAACTAAAGAACAACAAAAAGCTATGGATTTTTTCAATCGTTACAATAAAGAGTCTGAGACTAATACTAAAATAGCTGAAAGACAAAAACTTACATTTCAAAAGAAAACAAATGATGTTTTTTCTAACGAGTTCAAAGGTTTTGAATATAACGTTGGTGATAAGAGATATAGGTTTAATGTTAAAGATGCTGATAAGGTTAAAGATACCCAAAGCGACATTAATAATTTTATTGGAAAGTTTCTAAATAAAGATAATGAAATGTCAGATGCTAAAGGTTATCATAAATCTTTGTTTACAGCAATGAATCCTGACGCTATAGCAAACCATTTCTATCAACAAGGTAAAGCAGATGCATTAAAAGATACAGTTGCTAAGTCTAAAAATATAGACATGAATCCAAGACAAGGTCTTGCTAATTCAACCCAAGATGATGGAATAAGGTTTAAAGTTTTAGGTGATAACTCTTCAAAATTAAAATTTAAAATTAAAAAATAAAACAAAACAATTATGGCAATTACAAGCGCAGCTGGACCCGACGCGGCACCGGCTAAACAAACGCTGTCAAGCAATTATATTGACTTTACAGCAACTGCAACATCAGGATGGGCACAACAGTATCTACCTGATTTAATGGAAAAAGAAGCTGAGATTTACGGAAATAGGACAATATCAGGTTTCTTATCTCAAGTTGGAGCGGAGGAAGCTTCACAGTCTGATCAAGTGGTTTGGTCTGAGCAGGGTAGATTACACCTAGCTTACAAAGCGACAAATGAAGATGTTTCTGCAAACATTTTTTCAATTACTAAGGATGCTGATGGAAATGCTACTACAACTGATCATGGTATAAGAGTAGGTGATACGATTGTTGTTTCTGAAGATACAACTAATAAAGTTATCAAGGGTTATGTGACAGCGGTAAATGCTGCAGCTGTAACAGCAGTACCTTACACTCATGCTGATTTTGGAGCAGCTGGATTTGCGGATTCAAAAGGTGCAGATGCTTACCATGTTCTAGTATATGGCTCTGAATTTGCAAAAGGCGTTGATGGAAGAAGTTCTGCTAACGCTCCTCAATTTAAAAGTCTTTCTAATAAGCATATTATCTTGAAAGATTTTTATGAAGTTTCTGGATCTGATACATCAGCTATTGGCTGGGTAGAAGTAACTGGAGAAGAAGGTCAGTCAGGATACTTGTGGTATTTGAAAGCTGAAGGTGATACTCGAGCAAGATTTGCTGATTACTTAGAGATGTCAATGATGGAGGCCGAAAAGGAACTAGCAGCTGGTGCTGATGGTCTACCTGGAGGAGCTGCTGGTGATGTACAAGCTGGAACTGAAGGATTATTTGCTGCTATTACAGCTCGTGGTCACGTAACAGATGGTCTTGATTCTGCAACTCCTGCAACTAACTTTTCTGAGTTTGATTCAATTTTAGCCACATTTGATAAAAATGGTGCTATCGAAGAGAACATGATGTTTCTAGATAGAGCAACAGCTCTTAAAATTGATGATATGCTAGGGAGTATTAATAGCGCTTACGCTGCTGGTAGTTCTTTCGGAGTATTTAGCAATAGCGAAGATATGGCGTTGAATCTTGGTTTTTCAGGTTTCCGTAGAGGATCTTATGATTTTTACAAGTCTGATTTCAAATACTTAAACGATCAAGGAACAAGAGGATTTATTAATGCTAACGCTGGTACTGCTGGTGTAAGAGGAGTAATTATTCCTGCTGGAGTTTCATCTGTATATGATGAGCAATTAGGCAAGAACTTAACTCGTCCTTTCTTGCATGTACGTTACAGGTCTTCTGAAACTGATGATCGTAAGATGAAAACTTGGGTTACTGGTTCTGTTGGAGCACAAACTTCTGGAAAAGATGTAATGGAAGTACATTACCTTTCTGAAAGATGTTTAGTTACTCAAGGAGCTAATAACTTCATGTTGATTCAAGGTTAATACATTTATTTAATAATTACCCTCGTCTAATGGATGAGGGTAATTTTTACCCTTATTATATTATATTATATCATGGCAAAAAAGCAAAACAAAGTAGATTTTGTTGAAGAAACAGTATCTACAACAATAGAAAAACCAGTTAATAAAAAGAAAAATGACTGGGTTATAAAAGATAGAATGTATGTTTTAAAAGATGGATTAACACCATTAACATACTCAGTTAAGACAAGTAATATATATTGGTTTGACGAAGAAAAAGGTTATGAAAGAGAGTTAAAATATGCAACAAATCAAAAAACGTGCTTTGTTGATGAAATGAAAGGCGATCAAATACTTGGTAGAATAATATTTGAAAATGGATCACTTTTTGTGAGAAAAGAAAAAACAGTTTTACAAAAACTTCTATCAAATTATCACCCAAAATTAGGCAGTTTATATGAAGAGCATATGCCTGCTAAAATAGCTCAAGATGAATTAGTTGATTTAGAGTCTCAAATAGATGCGTTAAACGCAGCTAAAAACCTAGACATAGATATTGCAGAAGCAGTAATGCGTGTAGAAATTGGATCTGAGGTATCTAGGATGAGTTCTAAGGAACTTAAAAGAGATTTACTACTATTTGCAAGATCAAACCCAGAATTGTTCTTAGAGTTGGTCTCTGACGATAACGTGCAGTTAAGAAACTTTGGTATTAAAGCTGTAGAAGCTAATATAGTTAAGTTATCGCAAGATCAAAGAAACTTTACTTGGGGTAGTAATGGAAGAAAGATTATGACTGTTCCTTTTGATGAACATCCATATTCTGCGTTAGCAGCTTTCTTTAAAACAGATGAGGGTATGGAAATACACTCTAATATTGAAAAACGATTAAAGGATTAAGTTTCATGTAGATGTTAAGCCATCAACTGGTGGCTTAACTACTACAAAATAAATATTATGGCAGTAAATATAGATACAGTATATCAGAGAGTATTGGCTATATCAAATAAAGAGCAAAGAGGTTATATAACACCTCTTGAATTTAATTTGATGGCTAACCAAGCTCAGTTAGATATTTTTAATCAATACTTTTATGATTTAGGTCAGTTTAAGAGACAACCTAAGTATGATTTAGAGTATTCAGATTCAGTTGCTTTAATTGAGCAAAAGATGTCTATATTTGAGTTGTTTAATCAAACTCCTTTATCAATGTCTATAAACGTTGCTAAGCTTGATAGTTCAGAAAACGGAACAGGTATTGTTGATGGTGTTGTTTCAAATTCAGCATCTGTTATTTTAGATGTTACAACTGGTAGTGTTTTATCAGGTATGACAGTCACTGGTAGTGGTGTGTCTTCAGGGGTAAAAATAAACACAGTTGCTTTAAATACTCCCACAGGTCATACAACATTAACTTTATCAAGTGCATCATCAATAGCTAATAATGAAACGTTAACATTTAAGTATGATAATGCTAAGATGTATCAATTAGGTAATGTTTATTACAATGCTTCTGGAGTAGATTATCAGATTGAAGAAATAACAAAAAAGCAATTAATACAGTATAAACTTTCACCTCTTACAGTACCTACAGCAAAAAGACCTGTATTTATAAGAAAAACAGATTCTGGTAGTAAAATAGAGATTTATCCAAGTACAATAACATCAGGTGTGAGTTATAACTATATTAAAAAACCTATAGATGTAGAGTGGGCTTATAATTCAGCGTCAGGTCTTAATAACGCTAGCGATACTATTAATTTTGAACTTCATTCATCAGAAGAAACAGCTCTTGTTATAAAAATATTAGCACTTGCAGGTATTATAATAAAAGATCCTAGTTTGTATCAGATATCATCTCAAGAAGAAATTAAAAATATTCAACAAGAAAAAGCATAATAAATGGGATTACTAGGAACAACTACTCAAGAATCATACTACAACCAAGCCCAGTCTTTTACCGGTGATGGAACAACTAAGGTTTTTGCCATAAGCATTAACAGTTTAAATCCTTTACCTTCAGTTGAGACTGATTTTGAAGTATTTATAAATGAAAAGTTGGTAAGTCCAGATAATTATACTTATTCTAGCCCAAGCATAACTTTTACAAATACAAATGTAAATACTGATATACAAGCATCAGCTGGTGCTCCTTTAAATAATTATAAAGTACTAGTAAGACAAGTTGGAGATACAGAGCAATATGGTGGTTATCAGTATGTTAGCGTTGAAGACTTGATTAATAACTTTATGGTTTCTTATGTAGGCGAGGATAAGATAATAGATAGAGTTAAAAAAGCTGATATTGCTTTTCATGCACAAAGAGGTATACAAGAATTAAGTTATGACACTTTAAAATCAACTAAATCACAGGAAATAGAAATACCACCATCTCTAACGATGGTTTTACCTCAAGACTTTGTTAATTATGTTAAGTTAACATGGAAAGATAATTCAGGTATTGAGCATGTAATATATCCAACTAGAAACACTAGTAATCCACTGGCTATATTACAGGATTCTGAATATAAGTATATATATGACAATAATGGTAATTTACAAAGATCATTAAACTCTTTAACTTGGGATAATTACTCTTCAGGAGTTGATTACTCTACTGAAGAAAATGATAGACAAACGATGGACGTATCAAATGTTCATGTTTCAGGTAAGAGATTTGGTATTACACCAGAATATGCACAATCAAACGGTTCGTTTTTCATAGATAACCTTAAAGGTGTTATATATTTTAGTTCTAATATATCTAGTAAGATAGTTACTTTAAAGTACATAAGTGATGGACTAGGTACAGATTCAGAAATGGTTGTACATAAATTTGCTGAAGAAGCAATGTACAAGTATATGGCTTACGCTGTTCTAGCGAGTAAAGCTAAAACCCCAGAATACATAGTAAATAGATTTAAAAAAGAAAGATTTGCTGCAGTAAGAAAAGCAAAACTTAGATTATCTAATATAAAAGCTGAGGAGTTAACTCAAATAATGAGAAATAAATCTAAGCAAATTAAACATTAAAACATGCCGGAAATATCAAACAACTTTAGACTAGGTAAGATGGAGAAGGATCT